CCGTATACCTTGATCGAACAGGGGAAATGTCCGTGGCGACAGCTGCAGACCATTACGAACGGTAACCTACCGTCACGGCTGTCGAATCGCTATTCCCTCAAGAAATGGCGTAACTATCAGTCCGTCAAGGACAACATAATGGCAGAGAACAGCGGAGCGTTCGCGTCCTCGGGGGTGACCGCAGCGTCACCCACGTTTCTGACGCATTACATAGTCTGGGCGGCCAGTCTCGACCAGATGGGGTCAGATCCGTCGCCCATCAAGATGATGGTGACCATCCAGTACATGGTGCTCCTGACGGACCCTGTGGAAATGGCGTCGTCATGACCGTCGAGGGCCATCGACATTACCATCAATAATAGGCCCCCTGCCAGCATCGGAGTGTGTATTCTTTTTAAAGGTTACGCGCGGAGCGCGTGAATTAAAAAATTTAATCTTCCATGACACCACTTGCGAAGGCCGCCCATGCCGGCTCTTTTTGCACCGCGTCGACCACACGTTGACGCTCCAGACCGACCGGACTGTTGGGATCCACGTAGAAGTCACCGAAGTACTTGACGACCGTCATGCGGCGGCATAACTGGCGGACATCTTCGTCCGTCCGTCCGTGCCACATCTCGTCCGGCCGTTTGGTCGACGTGATCCACACCTTGGTGGCACACAGAGGCGCCGAGCCGTATTTGCAGTTCACACGGAGTCGATATTTGTCGAGTAGTCGAAGGAACCAGCTGAACGTGCTGAAGCCCGGACGGTAGTCGTCGATGACGACATGTTTCTCACCGTCGTATCCTTCCCAGTACTGGCTCGTTTCACAGCAGAAGTAGGCTTCTTCGCCGGCTTCGACTTCGGCTGCATGGGACTTGCCCGTCCCGGTCGGCCCCCAGTACCAGTAGACTTCGATGCCCTCCCGTCGCGGCGGTCGCATGTATTTCAGGTGACGCTCAGCTATCTGAATCTGCTGAAGATTGGTCGCGACGTCCAACACGGCCCGCATGCTGTGTGTCCGATGGACCACCTCCTTGATCTCTTCGATATCGACCCGCCGACCCTGTCGCGGTCGGACGCCGTATTCTACGACGTCACAGGCGTCCTTCGAGCAGTACGCTGCGTTCCCCCGGGCGCCGTTGGCGTCACCGGCATACCATGGTCTCGCTCGGACACGCGGTGTCCCCAAGAGACGGATCAGCGGGAACAACCGAATTTGGTTCTTGCAGTAGACGGCACCCTGCAGGTGTGGCCGTCCGGTCGTCGGACATTTTTCGCGACCATAAATCATCCATGTCACCGGCAGCGTTTTCCAACGCTCATAGTCAGCTTCGGTGTAGTCATGGAGGGTCAACGCCCATCCGCGAACTTTTTTGTTCGTGTCGAACTCGTCGTCGTCAGACATCTGTGCCTTTGATTGTGATTCCTAAAGGCACTTTTGAGTCGTATCTGAGTTTTCAGATATCGATAGACAAAAAATGCCGTGTGACGGAGGCCGCCCGGGACGGTCGTCTCGGCCGGCCGTACCTGGTTATGAGCCGGCCCTCCGTACCGGGTTATGAGCCGAAAATGTTTTCCGATAGGAAAAGCCGTCACGACCATTCCGCTCCCAAGGAAACGACATGGCCCGCCACCGACGCCGCAAGGGCTTTCGAAGAAAGCCAAGGCGTACCTTCAGGAAATCAAGGAAGTCTGTGAGGAGACGCCGATTTCGACGGACGAGTCCTCGGACGGCCTTACCGGGTCTTTCTCGTCTAGTGACGATGAAATGGGTGGGCGCCCTGGCGCTCGACCCGTTGACCACCGGGTTCGTCAGCCAGGTGTACCGGTGCAACGACATCCTAGACCCCGACGGAACGGCGGGGGCGCACCAGCCGATGGGCTACGACCTGATGTCCCTGCAGTACCGGACGTGGACCGTGGTTGGCTCAAAGATAACGCTCTCTGGAGGTATCGTCCAAACCACCGCGGCGTCAAGCGCCCTCTATGGAATTCTCGTCCAAAATGACCCGACGCCCGTGGCGACCAGCCCGTATACCTTGATCGAACAGGGGAAATGTCCGTGGCGACAGCTGCAGACCATTACGAACGGTAACCTACCGTCACGGCTGTCGAATCGCTATTCCCTCAAGAAATGGCGTAACTATCAGT